ACAAAGGTTTTTCTTTTTGTTCTACCGGTGTTACATCAAATAATTTTTCCATGTTCTTGTCAAATGTATTCATAGTTTTTATATTAATTATAACGCTGCAATTCTACTTTGAAAATCAGCAAAACTGGACGATGCGGCAACAATTACTTTTAGGTTTGCAAGAGGTAGTGCTGCAGCTCTTTGTGTTGTACCATTATTAAATATAACATTTCCAGTATTCACAATGTTTTTACCACTTAAATCCAATGCTGTTGGGTCACCAGAAGATGGTACTATGATTTTACCATTAGAATCGAATTGCCATTTTTGTTTAAATGGAGTCACAGATTTCTCATACAAACCACCAGGAGTTGAATATACAATTACATTTGTTGTATATGTGTAATCTGTATTCTCAGCAATCGTTACAGTTGTATTGCCGGTACCAACAGTTGTACTTGTTGCTGTGTTTGCTTCTGGTATGCCGACATATGTGAAATCACCCCAAGAACTACCATTTGCACCAAGATATGTTCCAGATAGAGAACCATCTACAGGCAATTGATAAACTGTTGCGAATGTGTTTGATTTTCCTGATGGTTTAGAATAACCAATACCAACAAGATAGTCACCTGAAACATCTAGTTGTCTGTGGCCAAGTCTGATTGTTTGGTTTGCACTTGCAATTTCTAAAGACCTTGCCCAAACTAATGCACCATTTGCATCAAGTTTATATGTGATGAATGCTGTCTGATTGTTTGCATCTACTGTTGCACCATTCACATACAAATAATCATTCTTATGTTTAATCCAATTGATTTTTGGTGTTGTGATACCAGTTATTGTTTTTTCCCACAGTAATTCATTATTGGATCTAAATTTATAGATGTTTGTATTTGATGCTGCATACCAGTTATTTGATGTGTCGGAAGTCAAACTTATAATTGTGTTGCCATTTGCAGCAACGTTGTTTGTCCAACGATATACACCTTCTGTACTAAACTTGTGTACTTTGCCGTTTTCAGAACCAACTAAAACACCATCTTCATTTGGTAAAGCTAAACAACAAAATGCATTTGTAGATGCTGTTTCTGAAGTAAAATAGGTGAAGTACAATTCGCCTGTGTTGTCAAGACCTGTTAGTAGGTTGTGTTCACCAACAAAGTATGGGAATCCTTGGTCATCAACAGTAATGTCCACAGAGCCTACTGCATCTTCTACCATCGAACTCCATACATTTTGGCCAACAGAATTAAATTTGGTAACTAGAGTTGAAAAAGTATTTGGAAGATTTGTCAACAAATAGACATTGTTGTTTGCATCAATGTCTAAAGATTCAGAATAACTACCATATGTGGTGTCTGCTGGTACAGAACGAGTCCAGAATATTTCACCTGTTGTATCAAACTTTACAATTGTAGATTGTGGATAACCTGTGGTTTCATTTTGTGTTGTCAGTGCAACATAAATGTTATTGGCAGAATCGTATGCAACACTGTGACCATATGTATTGGCTAACTGAGATGTTAACTGCCCATATAAAAGGCCCCAAACTTTTTTGTTATGATGGTCATTACCAACTTCCACTCTTGTATTACTATACATTATGGTATCGGTAAAACTGATATCACCCAAGAAAACAGAATTTGCTTTATTGAAAGCACCTTGTGCTAGTGCAGCATTGTTTGCTGATTGTGAATTTGCAGTATTAGAATTATTGGAAACATTGGTATACAGCTCGGTAAAGTTGTCATTTGATTTGACAAATGCGGCTCTTAGTGTATCACCTTTACCATCATTTGCTCTAATACCAATATTGATTGTTTGTTTAGCCATTTGTTTCTCTCATTTGATGTTTATTGGTTTGCGGCCTTGTTAATTGTCAAGACTTCATTTAGTGTGTTATCGGTCTTAGCATCAACTTTATCGACAGTCATAAAGTCGATATCTGTAGAAACTCTACCAACAGCATCAACTTCAACAAATTTCAATGGGTTCAGATTATATGTGGTGAAATTATAGTTTGCCAAAGTATTAACACCATATATAGGTTTATCGGACACAAAGTTTCCTGTTAGTGCTTTTAATCTAAGTAGGTTGTCTGTAAATTGAACAACAATTCCTGTTGCTGTTGTATCATCTGATGTATATCCTTGATATACTTTTTCACCAACTTTATATGTACCAAAACCAGAATTTAAATTTAATGTAAATTCAACAATATCTTCTTCGGTAAGTAGATTGTACACCGAAACAAATGCACGATTAATAACACCAGTTTCTGCGGTTTTACCAAATACAAAGCCTTTGACTGTAAAGTTTAATGTCCAGATTATCATTCTGGTTTCATTTTCTCTACCGCCTTCATAAAGAATTTCATGTGATGTTGAGTTTAAAATAATAGGCACTTCTTTAATGATACCCATTTCAGGAATCAAATTCAATTTGATGGTGTAATCTGGTGTAAAGAATGGTAGTATGTGTTCAATTATTTGTGTACCGTCTTCAATGTTTCTTACATAGATATACAAATTAAAATCAAAATTGTATGGTACTGGATTGTATTGTGCAATAACACCAGTTGCAACATTTGTTCCTGCAAAATTTTTAATATTTGTATTTTGTTTTCTACTAGCATCATATGTAAGACCGGCCATTTCAAATGACATTCTTGGTAGAGTTATTTGTACCTTTTTATCCAATGCCGAATCTGCTTCAAGTCTCATAACATAACGTTCTTTGGTTGCATATGCAATAGGAACAATGAACCTTTCAGATTCAGTTTCGTCTGTTTTGAATCTGTATAGTGTTATGTTGTCAAAAAGATTACCAAATCCAACAACTAATTTTCTGATGACACGATTGTATGTTGACATTATATTTTTCCAAACGGATTAGTTTCGGTGAAATCTATAATGTTATCGGATTCACTATCCAAATAATCATTATCATAGGTTTCATTTCTAGTACTGTCTTTTAATGGATTGTATGATGATAGATAGTATTGAGCATTGCTTGTTGCACCAATGATTGCAACGTTATTGGCAAATTCACCAGCAACATTTGTTACTTTTAATATATCATCGACTGTGTTCCAGTCTTGTACTATTGCAACCACAGATGCGTTTGCTTGTGTTCTGTCTGTAGATTGAAATACAATTTCCCTAGGTTGATATGTTCCAGTTCCTACACCAGTATTCAGGTCAATGGTGTAACTTGATTGAATCATTACATCATCAATATCTTCTACACCAGTGTCGATAACTTCTTGTGAGTACTTGAATTTCTCTAGTTCCAATTCATAAAAATATGGAATCTTGCGGCCCAACATAAAAAAATCTTTGGTTTGATTGGTGAATTTAATTTCAAACAATTCACCAGTACCATTTAAGAATGGTACATAGACCAAATCACCTTCACGGGGTCTAGTGAACAGGTCTTGCGGTACTCTTTGTGAGAATGAACGCTTTGATAGTATGATATTGATATTGTTTTTAATCTCAAGACCAAATTTAGAAAAAAATTCTTTCTCGCCACCGTACTCCATTGAACTAGATAGATAGAACTCAATTGGAAATGCTGAACCAAATCTTTTAATTGGATCTTCACCATAAAGAATGTCTCTATCTTCTTCATTCTCAATAGGAAGATAGTATGCGTCAAAACCCATAATCTTGATTGATTCAACAATCAAGTCTTCAATTACCCTCTGTTCAGCAAGAGAGTTGTAGTTATTGAAGTAGACACTGGTTGCCATATTAGTTCATCATAAATTCTAATGGTGCACCGTACTTGTCACCAATTTCTGCATGTAGTGCATCAATCTCTGCTTTGGCTTCTTCATAAATCTTGTCGCCATTCAACATGACACCACCGGGCAATTGAATGCCACTAAACTTTTTAAGGTTGTTGCCCCACGAACGCTTGATAAGTGCCGTTGCATATTCTTTCAACCAACGATCATTCCAGGCCTGTGTGTATACTTCTGGATCAATCACTGCATAACACTCTGCAATTACTGTTGTGCCTACTGGTGCCTCACTGCGACCCCAACTCCAATCAATATACAATCTTTGCATATGTCTTTGGAATCTAATAGGAACTTCACCGGAGAATAGTTGTTCCAACATACGTAGGTGTTGCAATGTCATTGTATAGTTGATGTATGATGCGGAGGTGAAGTCATACAACTCATTTAAACGTAGTTGATATCTCAAATCAAACATATTGACCTGAGATAGTGAGTCGGAAATAGGAAATATTCTGGTTATACCAGCAATCTGTAATGCATTGTTTGATGAATCTTTGGCCTCAGATATATTCAAGTACCTATTATTAACATCTGTTTGGTCAATTTTTTTAATGTAATATACTTTTTGTAGGCCATCAAAGTGGTAGTCTTGCCAATATTGAAGTGCATCATCAATACGGTCTTCTACCTGATCGTCATCAACGTTAATTTCAATTACTGGAAACCCTAGTCTACGCAGGCAATAGTCTTTGAATGCCGTTCTTGTTATGATTGTTTTTGCCATTATATCCCCCTATAAGGGGTATTTATTCTTTGTAAATATAACAAATTGAAATATCAGGAGTTAAAAGTTATACTTCCACTACCATTGAATTGATATACATTATATCCAGTTGGAGTAGTTAATGTTGGACTACCTGTTGTTGAAACAGATGAAAGTAGCGCAACGTTTGCATTACTTATTCGAATTGCAACTATACCCGACCCACCCGATCCACCCGGCCGACCGGTGGTGCCCGATGCAGATCCTCCACCGCCTCCAGTATTTGTTCCACCAGAACCACCATTACCAATACCAGCGCTGACATAAGTTCCATTTCCACCAGGATTAATTCCATTAGTATCGCCTAGTCCTTGATAACCAGTCACGGAGTACTGACTGGTGCCACCACCACCGCCACCTGCACCACCATTTGGTCGAGCTGTGGTGCTTGATACGCCTCCGCCGCCTCCCGAAAAATAATAAGGTAATATAGAACTAAGCACACCTGATCCACCAGCCATGCTTTGACCTGGGTTGCCTCCGACACCATTAGAACCAGCGCCACCACCTCCTCCATAGTCTCCTCCACTACCGTTTGTGGTACCACCTCTATATCCTTGGTTGTTTAAAAATCCATAAGGGTGGCCAACTTCGTATGAAATGTTAGTAGTATTTACACCAGCACCACCTCCACTACCACCATTCCATAACGGAGTATAATCTGCACTTGTTATCAATGGGGCTGTTCCAACCGTATAGAATCCTGTTCCTCCACCAAAAGCAACATATAAACTATTTTGTGAATGTGTAATTGAAGAATTTAACCCTTTGGTTGGATCAACTTGACCAGTAATATTTCCACCTGCACCACCAGCACCAACAGTTATTGTATATGTTACGTTTGTAAAAAATTTTTCGTTAAATAATTCTACATATCCTCCAGCGCCACCACCACCACTTCTTTCGGCACCACCGCCACCTGCAACCAACAATACATCCGCATTAAAAGATGTTATGGCTGTGGTTGTAGTACCAGAAGTAACTTGTATATTTTTTCTGGTGGCTGTACTGGTTGATGCTTTTCTAATTGACATTAATAAATCTCTGAACCAAATAATGTAAAGTTTACGCCACTTGTGTTAGCAAAAACCGAAACTATATCTGTGTTGGATAGTGTCATACCTAATGTTAGTGCAATAGCATCTGATGCACCAACCAAAGTGTCATATACAACATAGTGTGTATTTGCTAATGTTGCTCCAGCTGGTCTGCAAGCAACCCTAACAGTCACGGGAGCAGTATTTAAATTGCAAATATTTAATGTAGATACTACAGTAGAATTGGAAGCTGGTACGGTGTATAATGTGCTTAGTGTTGCTGCGGTAGGATTTACTTGTCCTAAAATTTTATAGACGGTTGGCATTTGTAGTCCTTACATACCTGATAATAGAAATGGATTAAAAGAGGTGGCCAATGTTGTGGTATTGGCTGCAGCAAATGCTGAATTAGCCCGTGTGAATGCCAAATTGGCCGCAACAAAAGCTCCATTAGCTTGAGCATATGATGAACCAACCAACGATGAATAATCATACGTTGTGTCTATATTTGGTAATTTTATTTTTGTTGTCATTTTTTATTAAGGTGTATATTCAACCCAAGCCAAGGTTACTTCATCCCATTCGTATGTTTTTTCATCCTCAG